CTTAGAATATAGTGGAGCTTCCTGACAATATACTTTTGTAATTGATTCATCAAGTGTTTTTTGTGCGTCCTTAAATGTTTGTATATTGTGTGGCATTACTCCTTTTAAATAATCTGGATCGTTATTCACATATTTTTCAAATATATTGTGAACTGTAGTTCCACGAGTACTGGCTTGTTTACTTATCCGATTAGCTTCCTCTTCACCAACTCTAGCTCTCCATCGTTGTATAGCTTCTTCGCTTAATATTGAAAGGACAGTAGTAATAGAAGGATAAGAATTACCGGCGGGGTCAGTATATGTTCTACCAGATTTACGAGTTTGTGCGACCAGATCATTATATCCGAGATCAATTGGTTCATGTTTAAATTCCATTAAATTACGGCCTTAATATAAGTGTCTTTGATAATAACTGCACCTTGACCTTCATGGTTAATAGGCATAGATTCACTCCATTGAAGGTATACTCTATCACCAGCTTTAAAATTCATGGTATCGCATTCAGGTCCAGTTGCAATAACTAATCCTGGCTTAGATGATTTATCTAATTGAACATCTCCAGATAGTATAATACCACCAGCTGTCTTTTCTTCTTTTACTGTTTCTGCTATAAGCACGTAATTTTTTAATAATTTCATTTTGTTTTAATGTTTCCTCTTAATCGTGGTGGCATTCCACTTTGAATTCTTTGTTGAACTTCTTTCCAACCGTCGCCTGCTTTATTTAATGTAGCACTACCACCAGAATTATAATTATGGTTAACAGCTCCAATTACTTGCTGTAGATCTGGATTGTCTTCTTTAAACTTATCGAGTTCTTTCCAACTCATAGTATATTCATCCACTTCACCAGTCTTTAAATTTTTAAAATCGTATCTAGGCATATGTAAACCACTCCGGTACTTGTCTTTTAGTCCAATCCATTTTGAACCTACTTTGTTTTGTTTCGTAGAAATTTCTATAAGACTCTACTGGGTCTTCAGTAATACATTCAGGGAATGAAGCCATTGCTAATTTAAATGGAGTCATTTTGCATGTAGGAATATTGTTTGGTAATACTGATAAAGCTTTTCGCAACTTAGTATCTGTAGCATGAATTTTTCCATATCTATATGTGTATTCATCACATAACGCAATAAAGTGTTTGTAATGCCATATATAGTTATCTATCGATTCTCTTGTCCATATTGTAGATGGATGATTAAAGTGACATGCTTTATAAAGAATATTTTCTCTATCGTCATCCAAATAAAAGTATTGTATCATAGAGCCAGATTTAGATGGTCTACGTTCCATTATACCATCAAGCATTCGATGGACAGTAGATAACATTTGAGCTGATTCTACAATCATTTTTACAACATGCTTATCACATTGCATTTGCGCCGCAATCACGGGATCATTGTCTAAAATAAATATATTCATAATGTATATTATAACACAGTTTTAGTTAAATGTAAAGGTTTAATTTAAATATTATTAAAGTACTTTAGATACCTGAATATGGTATTTTTTAAACTAAAAAAAAGGCTAAGCTCCGGAACCTAGCCTTTTTAACTTTTGGTCGTTCTCCTCCTATGAATTTGCTTTAAGAAAATATCACAAAGTTAGATAGGATCACCTCCTTAGCTTACGTTAGCACTTTCCTCGGTTCCGGTTTTTTTCACTTTCGGAACTCTGGCCCTTGGATTAGCCATTGGCTTCACAAGGAGATTGGGAAAGGCTTCAGCAACTAATGCTGAGGTTATACCATTATATTTACCCATAAGTGTTTTCTCCTTCATATTAAGAACCAACTCAGCTTCATCAGAATGCAGAGATTCTAGAATCCCTATAAACATCTTTTCTCGCCGAGCTGCAGGCATATTATCGCCGACTCCGCCTTTAACAAAATGTTTAAATTTTTTGCATTGCTTATGAAGACTTACCATTTCGTACCCCTTTGGAGCACCATCTTCTTGGTAGGGAGGTTTCCCTTCAGGTAAATTCCAGACAACAGAATCGTCATATGCGCCCTTTAGTATAGTTTGCAATGGGATACTGCCATTTTCTCTAAGATAATTGATTTTATCTTGTTTTGTTGTTTGATCACCAGCACCTGTAAGTACTTCTGTTAACATTTTTTTAGCCATTGTAAAATTCCTCCACGACTTCAATTAGATTATTACATCTTTTCTTAATAAGATAGTTTAAAACTTTCATTTTCATAGCTGGCTTTTGGCCATCATAAGTATTAACTATATTATTATATATATCTTGTGGAATCTCATTGAGATCAATTAGTTTAGTATTTCTTTGAAAGTTTCTTTTTATTTCTTCAGGCATAATCTCAGCATCATCAATCCAAGTATCGATAAGATTTTGTCTTAATGGTGTTTGTCTGATTTCATCAACAAAGCAATTATCTGCAGATAAAATGTTTGGTATACCATCACCTTTATCACCACGACAAATGTGTTCAAATAGGTATTTTCTTGGATGTTTTTCGGTTACAGCTTTCTTTTGAATAGGTGAATATTGTTTTACATTTGAAAACTTTTGTAATTGAATAAAGTCTTTATCAGAAGATATAATCATTACTGGTTCAAATTTACCAAACTCTTGTGTTTCATATGTGAGTGCACCAATGATATCATCAGCTTCGCATCCTTCTAGATGCAGTACCTTATATGGTAGATTCTCTTTAATTTCATCACGTACTAAATTTAGTACTCTAAAAATCTCGGTCCAATCTAGACCAGAACTATCACGTCCTTTCTTACGACTAGCTTTATATGCTGGATAAAAATTCTTTCTCCAAGTATTCATTCCATCGGCGCATATGACCATTTGCCCATATTCGTTTCGATACTTTTTATTGTACATACGAATACTGTTTAGTATCATATGACGAATCATATTTTCATCATTTAATTTTTGCACTATGATGTTGCTTAGTGCGATCTGACTATAATCAATTAATATCATCTTGGTATTTTTCCAGTTCTAAAATTCGGTCTTTTAATATATCTAAATCTTCATGAAGAACATGCTTTAATCCTTGATCTCTTAATAGCGATGAAACTATTAAATTAAGAATTACAAACATATCTCCTTTCAGATCCGGATTACTATGATAGTCGAAATCGACTCCATATTCTTCTAGACCAGTTTCAATTAAATCCAAAGCATATCTTCCGAGGTCAATGGATTGCTCAAATAAGTCCTGAGCTATTTCATCTTCTTCATAGGTTTCAGATATAAGCTGTGCTTGTCTAAGTTCTACAAATGTATCGATAATTTTTGCCATCGGTATTATTTTCCTTATATAATAGTATATTATAACACAGTTTTAATGAAAAGTAAACAATTATTTCAATTATCTTTCTTTAAACCTTTTATGCTTTGTCCACCAATTTTACAACTAATGATTCCATTATAGTATTCATCAGTTAAAAGAACTTCACGTTCAAACTGCTCTTTTGCTTCCATATATGCGCATTCGCCTTTAGTCTTACATAAATGTAGAATTTGTCTATGATATATATCATCACCAGCCTTTTCCCTTTCTTCATTTAGAACTCGATTAGATCCATAATATGATTTCCAATCTGATTCAACGTATGTGATCTTTCTTCTTTTACGAGTTTTAGTTTTAGGTAGGGTTTTTTTAGACCAAAAGAATTTCTTGCCAATATATTTTTTAGCTGTTGCTCTATTTGTAATTAGATATACAAAACCGTAATAATCATCTGTAGTAAAATCATCTGGTAATGTATATGGTTTGCCTTCATATAACCAAGTCATATATCTATTTATTCATCGTACCAGTCATTAATATCGTCTTGATCCATATCAAGAGTATCAAAGTCTAGTTCGTCTATATCACGCTGTCTACCACAATTTGGGCAATATACATTATCAGGTTCTTGTTCTGAGTATTCCCAAAGTAGTTTAACTGAGGCGTAGCAATGATGACATTCGAAAGGTTTTAATTGATTATCGCTGTTCACTAATAATCCTTTCAAAGTCAGTATAGCCTCCTATAGCCTCTCCATCGATTTTAATTTGCGGAAAAGTTCTTGCAGTTGGAAACATTTCTAACATTTTATCTCTATCGAAATCTACTCCCAACATAAATTTTTCGTATTTGTGCTCAGATTCTTGAACGAATGATTGAGCTATTCTTACTGCCATATCACAATATGGACACTGTTCTTTACTATAAATTTCTATATTCAATTTACTACTCCATTAATTGTCCAGAACGACAAAAGCATTAATCCAAATACACATACTTGAATTATAGATGCCCAGAATACTTGGCGCATTGGATGTACTTCTGTTAATTTTTCTACCCAAAATTCGCTAGGTGATAAATTAACTACTTGTAATATTTTTTTTTCTTTCACACAGATCCTATGTCGTGTTTACGAGTAACTGTTTCTAATAATTGACCATTTTTGTCATAAGTAAGAACAGTTTCATTTTGCATATTATCTGTAACTCTAACCACAGTTTTCTTATATACTATATTAGCTTGAGAGTTTGGATACATATAAACTGGTATTGAAGCATTTATTTCCATTATAATGCCAATCCTGATAACATGGTTTGATCTGCGTCCTGTTTAACACCACCAACAACGTAAGAACTAATCTCAGTTTCTTGTGGAGCTACTTGGACATTACCACCACCAATCCACTTTTCAGTCCATGGAAGTGGATTTAATTTTGATACACTGTATGGACATTCCAATCCAAGAGATCTCATTCTCTTAGCACCAATCCATTCAATATAATCACCTAGTAACTTTTCATTTAATCCAATCATTGAACCATCTTTAAACAAATATCTTGCCCATTCTTTTTCTTGTTCAATAACCTTTACAAATAATGCTGTTACTTCGTCTTTTAGTTCGATAGATATTTTTTCCATATCTTTATCTTCTTTTACCATATTTTTTAACATGGTAGTAGTACTAGCTAGATGCACGTTTTCGTCTCGAGCTATAAACTTAATGATCTTAGCGTTACCCTCCATTTTCTTAAGCTCAGCAAATGCCCAACTACATGCAAATGATACATAGAATCTTATCCCCTCTAATGCGTTGGCGCTATTCATACACATCCATAGCGCACGTTTATGATCCATTTTATTGGTAGGTCCCATATTACAAGTGATCAAGTCATCATAATATTTAGCAATATCATTTCCACATTCGGTAATCTGTTTAATATCTAATAGATTATCAAATACAATGGAAGGATTTGGATATATATTTCGGATAATGTGTGTGTAGGATCTACTATGAATGGTCTCTGAAAATGACCATGTTTCAATCCAATTTTCTACTTCAGGTAATGAAGCAATTGGTAGGAATGCTATATTAGGAGCTCGTCCTTGTACACTATCCAATAGGATTTGTCTTTTTAAATTAGACGTAAAGATATGTTGTTCGTGCTCAGTAAGAGAATCAAAATCCTTCTTATCTTTTGAAATATCTACCTCTTCAGGCCTCCAAAAGAATCCAAGCTGTTTATCTGTTATTTTATCTAATGCTGGATATTTTAATTCATCATATCTTTGAATATCAACTGGTTCATCTAGAAACATCATTTTATTCATGTGCGATTTGTTATTCTTCTTCAATATTGACATTCACTTTTCCTTTTTTTCTAAATCTTTTATTATAACCTTTTTTAATACTCTTGGTAACACCTGGGCTAGTTAAGTATTTATACCACTTCCTTGCAGGAGTAAGAGCATCCCATTCTGAACCACCCTTTAGTGGTATTCTTTCTTTCTTCAAATTTTACAACT